TGGAGAGAACAACAATCTCTTTGTCAAGCAAAAGGGTAATGGAAATAAGACCCTAAATATGACTATAAGAACTGATGGTGGTTCACAGGATATTTTACAGAAAGATGATGGCGCACACACTGCTACTGTAGATTTGACAGGAAGTTATCACACAGACTTATCATTGATACAGCGGGGAAGTACAAACCAATCGTATTCCCTCACGCAGAATTGTCAAACAAGTGGGGGTTGTAGTGTCTCACTCACACAGGGGAATTGATTATGAAAAATCAGATAAAATTGAAAGATAATATTGATGTTAAGTCGATACATGATGAGTTGGATAAATTGAGTTTGTGGAAACAAGCATACAGTACTTTAGGAGTACCAAATAAGCCCAATAGCCCATGGCTAAATTCTTCTGCTATTAGTTTAGTGTCTGTCGAAAGACCAGATTTAAAATATAGTAGCGCCCACATACCAACTATTCCACATTCTGATCCTGAAGCCGGCACAAGAACTAGTCTTAAAGAATGTTTGTTGCCAGGAATGTTTATGGTAGATTCTATAGATCAATTTCCAAACACGCAAAAATTTCTTATATGGTTTATAAATGAATATCAAGGAGAAATTGGCAGAGTAATGCTCTACAAGTTACCACCAAAACTTAGTGTAGGAGAGCATAGAGATAGAGGAATATATTTTAAAGATAAAGACAGATTTCATGTAGTGATTTCTGGAAAATATATTTATACTACGAATAGAAATAATAAAGAACAATATAATGAGGGTGATCTATGGTGGTTTAATAATAAAGTATTACATAAATCATATAACAATGGCACCATTGTTAAAATCAATCTTGTGTTTGATGTTTATAAATCAAATTGGCGTAAAATGGTATGAAAACATTTATTGAATTTGGCGCACCGAAGAATATGAGAGGCTTAGAATCTAACCCATATAGTATTACCAAAGCAAAAGAAGAGGGTTATAGAACAGTTGCAATAGACTGTAAGAGAATAGGTTTTCATCTCACACCAGAATATATTAAAGTTGTAGATAAGACATATTATAATTTTTGGAGTGATGATATAGATATTCCTTTAGCAGACAAATGGATTTCATATTCTTCCCTTGAACACTGCCCTAAAGAAAGAGTTCTAAAAGAGGTCAAGGGTATTGCAAAAAAAGTTAAAAGTGTTGGAGAGGTATCAATTGACTTGTCAGTCCATAACAATATTTCTCGTACCCTAAATTATATACAAACACCCCAATGGCGGGATATTATGGATAATTTTTTTATCTATGATTTTGAAGAAGATTTGGACGATGAGATGATATATTTTAAAAATTGTGTGGCGGCGCTATGAAAAAATGGATTGTATCTATATCAGTTATCTTAGTCTTATGTGGTATTCGTTTTTCGGACCCGTGGTTCCTAGACATGGTTCGTCTGAAAGCGATGGATCAACATCAACGGAATCAGACAACAAAAATACTTGACAACATCGTTACCGTAGAGATTAACAATCAGACAATTAGAAAACGTGGCCAGTGGCCTTGGGATAGAGAGACACTTGGTAAAGAGATTATCAAACTTTATCAATCAGGTGCTGGTCTTGTCGTTGTCCCTATTCTATTTGCAGACCCAGATCGTGCCGGCAAAGATAAGTTCTTTGCTAATGTACTCAAACAAACTCCCACCATCATAGGACAGATACCTACTAATGATAACAGCGCAACTGGTGTAGTGCGTGGTGTTGCTTCTATTGGAGCAGACTGGAAACCTTGGGTGTATCGATACTCTGGTGCAGTTGGTCCTATACCAGAATTTGCAAAGAACGCAAAGGCTGTCGGTATGATGATTGTCGCACCAGAAGCTGATGGTGTAGTCAGACGTATGCCTCTGGTAGTATCAGTTGATGGTGTATTGTATCCTTCAATAAGTATGGAAATTTTACGCATGGCTGCGGGTGATATATCATTTCAGATGAAGACGGGTATTGCTGGTGTAGAGAAATTACGCATACCAAAGTATAAGATGATTGACACAGATGCTAATGGTAACATATGGTTAGATTTTCAGTGGAAGACAAAGACCTACCCATTACATGAGAAATTACCAGACCTAACGGGTAAGATTGTAATACTGAGTATGACTGCTTCTGGTCTTGGAAGCCCTGTGGCAACCCCTGTGGGGGTCATACAGTCCCATGATCTTATTGGCGCATCACTTGCTACAATGATGACAGGACGCAACATAACACGCCCATTTTGGACTAATCTTGCAGAATTAGCGGTCAGCGGTGTGGGCGCATTGATCCTGACGATTGCGGTTCTCACACTCGCATGGTACTTTGGTGCAGTACTGTTGCCTTTGTTCCTCGCTGGATCGTTCTACGGCTCAGCATACTTGTTCACTGAGTATAGTTATTTGGTAGATTGGTCGTATCCCGTCCTTACTATGTTTGTGGTTTGGGCAATTGCTGCGTTTATGCGGTTCATGGAAGAATACAAACAGAAGATGGAGATCAAGAAACAGTTCGCAGGGTATGCCTCACCTACAGTGGTTCGTCTTCTACAGGAAAACCCCGCACTCATCAAAGATGGTATGAAGAAGGAGATTAGTATTTGCTTCTCTGACCTTCGTGGGTTCACCCCGTTGGGCGAAAGTTTTGGTGACGACGTGAAGGGACTAACCCAAATTATGAATGGGTATATGGATGCAATCACGCAACCTATTCTAGATGCTGATGGTATGGTTATCAAGTATATCGGTGATGCGTCTATGCATATACACAACGCACCCATAGATGATGATGATCACCCAAGGAGCGCAGTCAACACTGGACTAAAGATGTTGAGTGCAGTGGAGAAATTTAATGATAAAATCGTTTCTGAAGGGCGTCCACCGGTTGGTATGGGCGCTGGTATTAATACTGGTCTTGGTTACCTTGGAGAGATGGGAAGTACCAAGCGTCATAGCTACGATGTTCTAGGAGATGCAGTATCGACTGCTGCTCGTATTGAGTCTAAGTGTAAAGAGTATGGTTGTCTGTTGTTGGTAGGAGAGTCTACCTATGATATGACTAAGGATGACTTCTTCTACCTCAAGGTCGATGAACTGGCAGTGAAGGGTAAGACCATTGGTATTCGTATCTACACCGTCCTGAGTGAGATGGATTGGATGATGAAGAATACCAATTGGGGTATGGCAGAAAGTCAACACATCAAGATGCACGAATATTATAGCAACCAACATTTTGATCATGCAATCAGACTATGCAATGATCTGAGTATAGAATTTGATGGAAGAATGAGAAATTATTATACCATGTGGATAGAAAGGTGCGAATTTATGAAGACCCAACCACTTGAGAAAGATTGGAATGGTGTATTCATTGCTACTACAAAGTAGATATGTCCTCACTGCATACCTTCCTGAGTATAAATAATTATGTAGTGCAAGATGATTTGTTCTAAAATTCAAGAAGGAAAAGAAGATAATGACGACAACAACATTGTCGCACACCATTTGCCGTGTGTGTGACGTAGTGAAAGAGGTAGTAGTAAAAGTTGGTGGAGGTTTTAATAATTTTTTTGTGACACTATCCACTGCCAACGCAGCCAGAGAGTTATCGGATTCTGGATTTTATGGTGAAGCAGTGGAGTTGATTTTGCGTCAAACTCGTAAGTAACTGTAAAATAACACAAAATAAAATGAATTTAGGGGGTTGACAAACTCCCTTTTTTCATATATACTATACTTTATGATTAGGAGTTCATAATGACATATTTTATTACGGGAACCAGACGAGGACTAGGTGAAGCTTTAAGTATATTTTATGATACTGTTGACACTTTAGAGGAGTGTGATGTTTTTATAAACTGTAAGCATAATGGTTTTGAACAAGTTGAGTTATTGTATAAGGCTGCTGAACTTAACAAAAAAATAATTAACATAGGCTCTAGGGCCTCGGACGGCATTCTCAAAAAAAACAATAGATTTCTATATGCGGTACAGAAGTCAGCACTTGATAAAGCAAATGAACAATTATATTATCAAGGTGTAGACACAACAATTTTAAAATTTGGTGGTTTTGATTCTCCGGTGAATCAAAGCACCAAACCAAAAATGACAATAGGATATTGTGTATCGGTAGTTGATTGGGTTCTTAATCAACCCTATAGGGTAAAAGAATTGACAGTTGGATGCCGAAACCATCGATCAAAATAATGCCGATTAGGGGTTGACAGGGATCAATTTTTAGTGTATAGTATTCTTGTAGATTGGTTCTAATGAAAGAGATAAATATAATTATGGATATATACCTTCACACAGCCCTTGCAATGGGCGCAATTGGTGCCGCATATTATGCAGGATACTATTTTGCACAACCATCTGTTGAGGATGTTGTAGAATCGATGCTTGAAACTCTCGAATCAGAGGGTTATATCAAGACCAAAATGGATAAGGATGGTGACAAGGAACTAATTCTTATTGAAGATGTGATAAAAGACCTTGACAAATCCTAGAAAATAGTTTATAGTTATATAATGAGCGGTATGCATTTATTGCCTGTGTATTATTCGACTACGAATACTCGCAAGCGCAAACAGAAAAAGAAGTCGGCCTCTGTCCTAGAGGCAGAGCGTAAACACGCAAAGTTTTTAAAGAAGATGGGTATAGGGGGGCGTAGCTCAGTTGGGAGAGCGGGTGCTTTGCAAGCATCAGGTCAGGAGTTCGATTCTCCTCGCCTCCACCAATCTTTCAATTCAGACCAATTCTACCATTCTTCTGCTGCTAAGAAGGAAGAGAATGTGTATAGTGGTAAACGTAAACTTATCGGTATTGCCACGATGCATAAATCCAACAGTGTCCCTATTTTTGAGGACAATAAAGAACTTGCAACAGAGATTGCAAGAATGAGGAGATAACATGAGAGTTGAAGTGCGTAATAATAATGTTGACAAAGCTATGAAGATTCTAAAAAAGAAACTCACTGAAGATGGGTTGTTTAATGAACTACGAGAACGAGAGGCTTTTGTGTCAAAGGGTGAAAAGAAACGACATGAACGTGACGCTGCAAAACGTAGGCAGAAACGTAATCTTGAAAAACGAATGGAAGAACGAGGGTATTAATCCAATGGACGTAAATATTTACAATGATATTCTTCCATCCAAATTAGTTAAGGATGTGTATGAGTGGGCAAAGGAAAGGACTTGGGCCGCACCATATCGAGGACTTCATTATGATTTTCATCATGGTAAACATAATATACTCACAGATACTTTTACCCAACAGGGAATGTATCGTTTAGCACTTGGTAAGACTGTTAGCGAGGTTGAACACAATTGTCCACTGGTTGCAGAGATGTGGAATATTATCAACTACAATTTGTTTGATGATATGGCATCTTTCGAAGATGGAATCTCTGAATCGCATAGTTCGGGAAGAATGAATAAAACGACAACAGGTAAAAACCATTATGAAGAAAATGGATTTATTTCGAGTGGAAAAGAAAACAAGATAAATTGTTTCATCAATGGAAGAGGACCAAGATTAATTAATGTTCTTATTGATGATGATGAAATCGGTGGAATTCATAAAGACAGCGAGCCAGAGTTTTATGGAGTTGCCGGATACTACACCGTAATAGTTGCAATCAATCCAGATTGGAAACCAATATATTCTGGTGACGTATTGTTTTTTGATGATGAAGAAGAGGTAATGAAACATCCCAAAAGGGGATATAACGTAGGTTGGCCTAAAATAATTTTCTCGCAAAAACCCGGCCAGATTTGTGTTTTTAGTAGTAACACTATTCATAAAGGTCTATCACCGGATGTCAAGGCGCCAGAACTAGCAATGAGAGTTGCTTTCAGAATAAAACTAAAGGGATAATAATCTAATGCCACGCAAGAAGAAAATCACCGCTACTACAGACAACAGTGAGTGGAAAGCACCTAAGAAACGCAAACCCCGCAAAACTATGTCTGATGAACAGAAGGTTGCTGCATCAGAACGTCTTGCAAAAGCGAGAGAAGCGAGAGCCGCAAAGAACCCTGATTATGGTAAGACCAACATACATGTGAGTTTGCGTGACCTTCCTGATGACCACCAATTGAGTCCGAAGAAGGTCAAACAGTGGATCAAGGTTCAACAGGATTATGCAAAGTCTGAACGTGTTTCGGTTAGACAAAATGTCAAGGGTGCTATTGCAAAACTTGCTGACCATGAAGGTTATGTTCGTAATATGCAAACATATCTTCGAAGTGGTACATGGACTGATATGTTTTATGGTCAAGACCAACAAGGTAAAATAGTTAATAGGTGCCACGCACTTGCATATTACTGGTATGGACCAAATAAAGGTCAAGCAAAGAGGAACGTGGGAACTTTTTATCCAGACATGGGATGCACCTATACACAAGAAATGTTCAATGAGGAAAGAGGAATCGATGGACGATCAGAAGACACCACCGCAGGTAGTGGACAACGTAGTAAAGGGCCCGTGGTCAGAAAAAAGCGGAAGAAAAGTAAAGCTTCCTGATAAGGATGTTATTGAACTGCATCAAGACCTTCAGTTTGCTGAAGAACTGACTCAAAATTTAATGGTTCAGATGATTCATACAATGAGTGAGAATGGTATTGCTGTTAGTGATAAAACTTTCATTCGTGATATGGCCATGCTCATTGAGTTGGTTAAGGGTTCTATTTACAGGGATATGGAAATGGATCATCCAACACATAAGTTTGTGGATGAGTTTGTTGATATTATGGAATCTGGTGACACATATAATACAGAGGTTGATTTTGATACTATTGTTAAACTTGCTAATATATTAGAGGAAGATAATGACCCAGAAATTTCATGAACCATTTAGTCCAACAATCCTAGAAACTACTGTACCGGATAGGTTTGTAAGAGTTGTAAATGATGTGGCCGATAGTGTTCTCTCTAGTGAAAAAAGGAGTCAACAGTGGGATTGGTCACATAAGCTTGTTGGTAAAGTGAATAAAGAAATTCTAATTCCTGTCACTGATCCAGCTGATAAAATATTCTTGTCTAAAATTATCAAACAGGGTTGTCTTGATTATCTAAATCACCACATTGATAAGAAAAGAAATAACCCTTGGACTCGAATGGGTACTGGAAAGAAACCAACTATCGACAATATTCATCTGTCTCACAGCTGGGTAGTTAGTCAATATGCTGGTGACTTCAATCCAATGCACCACCACAATGGAGACTTCTCTGGTGGTATATATCTCAAGGTGCCAGAGGGTATGAATGATGAGTGGGAAGAAGATTTTCAAGATCATTATCCTGCAAGGGGATTGATAGAATATTCATTTGGTGAAAACCAATCATTTCGGTCTGACAATTTAAAATTCAAACCAGAAGTGGGAAAGTTTCTAGTATTCCCCTCTTGGTTGAAACATCTTGTGTATCCCTTCTCTGTAGAAGGCGAACGCCGCATGATGAGTTTCAATGCAACACTTATAAATAAGTAGAACGAAAGAATAATTATGATATTAGTTGACATGAACCAGATTTCAGTTGCATCCGTAATGATGCATCTGCACATGACAAAGCAGACTAAACCCGATGAGGATATGGTTCGCCATATGATCCTCAATTCACTACGCATGTATCGCATGAGGTTCTGTGATGAGTATGGTGAGCTGGTTCTCTGCTATGACTCAAAACACTACTGGCGTCGAGACTATTACCCTGAGTACAAGCACAACCGTAAGAAGGGTAGAGAAAAATCCACAAATGATTGGGATGCCATCTTCGAAGTGCTGAACGCAGTCAAGGCAGAACTGAAAGAGTTCTTCCCATACAAATTTCTAGAGGTCTATGGCGCAGAAGCTGATGACATCATTGCTGCCCTATGTGGTGAGTTGGAGTTTGACAACGGTGAGACACTAATCTTGTCTGGTGACAAGGACTTCATCCAGTTACAGAAATATCGTAACGTCACACAATACAGCCCAATCACTAAGAAATTTATCAATGGTGTTGACCCAGATATTTATCTGAGTGAGCATGTTCTAAAGGGTGACAGCAGTGATGGTGTTCCTAATGTGCTATCCCCAGATAATACCTTTGTAGATGGTCTTCGTCAGAAACCCCTAAGTAAGAAGAAGATTGCTACGATGGTTGAGGGGGTATTTCCGAATGATGAGGTCAAGCGCAATTACCAAAGAAACAAGACGCTGATTGATTTGAAAGAATCACCGCCTGAGTTATTTTTGGAATGTATTAAAGAATATAATGAGTCGCCAAATGGTGACCGTAGCAAACTACTAAATTATTTTACACAAAAGAGGTTACGCAACCTCGTTGAATCGATAGGAGAATTTTAATGGTAATCGACACATACACACTAGGTTTTGCAGAAATCTTAACCAAGGTTTCCAAAATTAAAACAAAGAAGGAAAAGGTTACTTTTCTGAAACATTATCAGACAGATGCTCTTCGCATGGTCTGCAAGGCATCCTTTGACCCTAAAATTGTTTGGGAACTACCAGAAGGCGATGTTCCTTATAATCAAAATGATGCACCAGAGGGAACAGAACATACTCTATTGTCGCACGAATCCAGAAAGTTGTATCATTTCATCAAGGGTGGTAATCCTACTTTAAGTCGAAACAAACGTGAGATGATGTTTGTTCAGATGCTTGAAGGACTCCATAAGGATGAAGCAGAACTTTTGAT